GTTTTATTTATATAATCATATAAATATTTTAAAACACTATTTCGATCAGTAAATTTAGAACTTTCTGAAAGCTTATCAACAAATTCATTCGTTCTTTTCTTCCAATCGTAATATTCCTGTTCTGTTGGTGATACAACTTTCTTTTTATCCTCTTTTTTAACAGGTATTGCATTGTTTAATTTAACCGGATCAGCATTCTTATTCATCATTGCTGTTGCAAACTTTCCAATTTCAGTATATAATTTATCGATCTTGTTATTAATTTCATCGAGTCGATTTGAATAATCCGGAATTGTAGGCATCTGAATATCCGGAAATTGCAGCTGAATCATATTCCCTTGTGGTTTATATACTGGAACAATTTCTTCTGTCGTTTTCTTGTCTCCTAAGAATGCAGCTGCAAGGACATCTTTTGCCTTTAACTGATAATCGATTAGTTTATTTACTAATACAGGATTTTCTCTCTGCATTGTTGGTGTAATAGCAATTTTTGCTAGCCATAAAGGGACATAGTCAAGATCAAGACAAAGAACCTTTGTATTTGAATTCCCAGATCCCAAGGAGTGAAATTTTACTCCTTGGGATATAACAACATCTTTTTGTATTTTCTTCCGTTCATTATCGATCTTATCTTCTCCAAAACCAATACCCTGACACATCCAACGAACACCAACCCAAACCTTTCCGTCCGGATCCTGTGCTGCTCTTAACATATCTCCATGAAATTCCACATCTTTTACTATTAATTCGCTATTCATATTCGCTTTCCTCGCTTTTATCTATTTGATTAATCCCAACCTACAATTGTTCTACCGTACTCATCAGCAGCTGCAAAATCCCATTCAATATCGCCATGCTCCATCTCCTCGTCACTAAATTCACTTTCAAAAGGATTTTCTCCTCGTCTAAGAAATTCAATTTCTTCTTCTGTAGCCTCAATCTCTTTGTATACTCTAAGTCGTTTTTCTACGGTAACTTCAATTAATTTTTTCTCTGGCTCTGGCATAATCCCACATCCTCTCTTTTATATTCGACAATCTTTTACTTCGCTTACCGGAAACAAAAGTAATTCTGTAATTCCATTTACTAATTCCTCTAATGAGGTAGCCCATCTATTATGATAACCATGAGTATCTTTCATATCGTCAGCATACCTGTACATATATTGTCTAGGTCGACCGTTCCATTTAATTCCTTCTGTATTGACATATACTACTGAATTATTTTCTGGATTCTTAATCCATCCACTGGTACCACGCTTATTCCCATTTACAGAAATTTGATGCAATGAAAACTCCATACCAGGTTTCTTTTTGTTAATTGCGTTTTTTAATTTTGTCGTTAAAATCAACATAAAATCACCTCCATTTTGTTTAATTAAATTTTAATAACTCAACCTTACAACTCTTCCATCACATAATTCCATAAAGTATTCATCATCCTCAACTAAGTCTTCTCCAAATTTCTCATAGTCAAAATATTTAGAAGAAATTGGATCATCATCTTTGACATATCCTAACTGCCAAGCTTCTTCGCGTCCAGCTTCTTCACTATTATCGTATACACAACTTACAATACTGCGATCTCTAAAGTCTTCTGCGTATTCATTAAATATCTCTTCAATATTACGATCTGATAAATTGTATTCTTCTTTTAAATATTCCATTTCGCTTTTCTGAATATCTTCAAAGAAAGCAAACGCTTCATCAGACTTTAATTTATCATAGATATGTTTAATAGAATCAATAAGTTTGATCCCTGCTCTGTATCGACTGTCACCCTTTGTAATGCCATAATCAAATGCTTTGATAAATATATTGAATGAAATAATTTCTTCATATTCATCTTTTGTGAGAATTGTTTCAATTTCTTCATACTCAGGGAACTCCCCACCAAAATAACAACTCCCGCATATATTAATTGAACTGAAATAGTGGTTACATTCAAATTTTGGACCAGCTGCATCGACATAAGCACAACAATCACGATCATCAGAATCTTTAATTCTATATAAAAATAAATGTTCGCTCATATAATCACCTCATCTAATACTTCCAGAAGTAAGAATTGTTGCAAGTCGTTCTTTCGCTTCTTCTTCAGTTCCCCTCATAATTCCTAATGTCATATGGCACTCTTCATTTTCCCTAGATGTTAAACATAATTTCCATCGACATGTACCATCTTGAAAATACTTAATTGCTAAAATATACGCATAAAACAGCTTAGGATTTATTACCGCTGGATAAAACGAATAATATGCAGTTCCGGGATTCTCACCTCTTGGTATATCTTCCAACAATGTTTTCTTTTCTTCGAAATACTGATTCATGTCTGAATCCATTGTTGTAGCGAAATCTGCAATGTCTTCCGCTTCCCTTACTTCAATTTTCGGTACAATATACATATTTACATCTCCCTTACAATCGTATCATATACCGGCCTGCAGATATTCAAAGCTTTCTGCATACACCGAATACTGTAATATCCTTCAATTTCTTTTTCTGTGCTCTTTCTATTGGCAGATACATTTTTTCCGGTTCCTCTAAGAATCGTGCAATCTTTTCGATTAGTTACAGTTCCTAATCCACCAATATTTCTTTTACCTGTCTGGCAGGCTCGGATACAATCCATAACAAATTCATTCAATGTATCAATATCTTTCTCCACATTGATAATCGGAAGTACCTGCGTTGCCCAAGAATAAGTTCCATCTCCTTTATATAAGTATCTGTTAATAGATTTCAAAGCAATTTTACCGCCGACATGATAATTTAAATTGCCAATGCTTCGTTTTGAAATTTCTTTCTGAAATTGTTTTACACGATTTGGTGATAATGTGATTTGACTTCCCTTTATCATAAATCCCAGGAACTTAAACCATTTATCACCTGTAAGATATTCTACTTTTTTCGGATTTAATTTCATTGACATTTTCTGAAGTTCTTTCTCAAGAAATCCCATAGCCTTCTCATATCCAGAACCAATATATAAAATATCATCTGAATATCTTGTATACATACTAGCCATGTTCATAAATGAATATTTATAAAGTTCAAAATCAATGTGAAATAACATTACATCTGCCAGAAATGAAGCTACTGCACATCCCTGTTTTAAACTCTGATAATGCTCAATCAGATTTCCGTCAGGATCAAAACAAAGGTCTGTGTGATAATACTTTCGTAATACTGTAATAACCTTTGATTTTCCAATTTTTCGTTCTACCTGGTCAAACGCATCGTCAATAAATTCAATCGGCACAGAATCAAAATATTTACTTAAATCTGCTTTGAAACCTAATATGCCGTTTGGATTCTGATATGGATTTGGCTTAAGTTTATGTGATATCTCCTGCACAACTTTACCGCAGCCAATTCCCTTCTGATAACTCTTACAAGATTGATGAATCATACCAGGACACAATTCAAATAACAGATCGTTCACAATAGATAAAAAGATTCGATCAATATTTTCATTCACATATACTGTTCGAAACTCTCCATTGTCCTTTGGAATTAATGCCTGATGTGGCGGAGCAATTTCATAATTATCTTCCAGAATTGCCATTGCCAATCTTACTCTTGTCTCTGGACCACAAAGCTGACGCAGCTCTCCTTTGTCAATTCCCTTGAAAAACCCTTTATTAATTGCTGCTTCCCATCTTTCTGCTTCAAACACTTTCTCTAGCAAAATATCCTTCATCTCATCACCTCATTTCTCTTGAATACATTTTCCATCTTTAATAACCAACACATCGGCTCCATCATCACAATTAATGAAAAGGTCTGATCCATCTTCTAACACTGGTGCAAGTTCTTCAAACATTTCCATCATGACAGATTCCCATCCATAAGTGGCGTCAAATCCATTAGAGTAAGTAGTCCAACCATTATCATCATTAGCAACATCGAACATTCTTCCTATACCAATAAACACAGCAATCAGATCATCAATATCATTAATATCTAAGTTCTCTGATTTTCTATATGTATCCAGTCCATAATCAGTATGTTCCTCTTCTCCTCTGCTGATTTTTGCTTGCAGTATTTTAATTGCTTTATCCTTATCCTTGAATTTCATCTGTGAATGTATAGAATATACTGATCCCATAATTTAACTCCTTTCAACAAAAGCTCCATTTAGCAACTTCAACAACATAATCTGAACCAGCATCATCCTCAAGTTCAAGTTCCAACGTCCCTTCATTAAGAATATCCTGAAATCCATCATCGCTTGAGAGATAAGCGGTATTATCAAATAATAAAATATCGTTAATCATATGTAGATAACACATATCCCAAGTCATTGATAAATACCCGGTTACTGTATCAATAGTGTATTCAGTACAATCCCTGTCAATCGTATACACATCTCCAGATGGTAATGTTACTTTCGCTGTATTTACCATTACGTCATCTCTATTTGTTTTACCTTCAATAATCAGTCTCATCTATGTTATCTTCCTCTCCAAAAACTACTATTGCAGTATTATAACTGTCCATAAAACCTCCATACTTACTGGTATCAAAGCACCAATCATAATCACATCCATTTTCAATGGCTCTTCTAATATCTCTAGCAATTTCATCTACAATGTCGTCATTATCCGCAGCCTTTTCATATTCAGGTTTGTCATTTTCCTTACTTAATTTCAACAATGTTCGTTTTACTTCTTCTTTGTAAATATCCAACTGCTCCTCTCTCAATTCTGCATCCCAGGCAGCCCAAGCTGCCTTAATTTCATCCACTGTGAGCTGAATCTGCTTTCCATTTCTGGTAATATACACGTTTTGCATAATTATGCATCCTCACTTTCTTCGACCAATTCAATAGAATACGGAATATCAAGTTCCGGAAACGATTCTACCAATCTACAACCGATAATATCAAGCATTACATTATAAGCTTCGTCAGAAGAATTTTCAGTTACACACATTTTCCCAAGGCACGAACCATCTATTCCGTCTGGTCCCATAAACACTTTGAATTCATATTCTTTTGCGTCATCCGACAGTTCCTTCACATCTTCTGGGGTAAATCTAAGATATGTTCTTGGATGAACATATGTAATTTCATCAGAACACTTTTTATACTTATATTTATAAACAGTAAGGCTGTCACCCATTCTCAAATTGATTGCTGGAAAATCTCTAAGTAATCGAATCTTACATTTTCCATTAAATTTCATTCTTCTACCTCTCCAAACAACGCTTCATATTCATCACATTCCAGATGATCCATAGCCCAGTTCTTTGCCCCTTCTTCAGTCATAGGAATAATTCGAGATCCACCAGTGCTTCCGCCACATACACTTCTTGCATATTCAGTTAAAGCACCACCTTCTCCGTACAGGAAATATTCTCCTGTTTTCTTAAGATATAAGGTTTCCTCGCAATGATTGAAGTCAGAACATGGATATCCATTGCTCCAATAACCAATTTCTTTTGCCGTTTCTGTATCATATTTTCTTCCGTTAATGATTTTTTTCATGATTTAGTCCTCCTTTTTAACAAAAAATCTCTTGTATCGCAGTCCAATTTGAAATCTGCAAGTAAAGCAATCAGAGTGCAAGGTCTTCCTTGTACCAGTATTTGTCGCCGCAAGAAACGTTCTCCAAGTACCAGTCTTCCACCACCGCTTCTCCAAAATCAGCATCACCGAACTGCATTTTTTCAAGCCCTTTTTTGTATGCTTCTTCCGGGGTTTCAGCAGAAATTGTGAAATACATTCTTGCATCCCTTAAAGAATAGCAGTTGTAACTTCTCAGTGTTCCATTGCATTCCAAATCTCCAATACTGGAGTCCTTTTCCGGAATATCAGCATACACTACAAAAGCAACTTCGTATTTTTTAGGCATCATCTACAATCCCCTCCTCTACTGCCTCAATGTATGCATCATCCATCAGGCGCGTCACCTGGCAGCATGAGCATTCATCGTTTTCGCAATATTCACAAAGTGCTTTTCCTGCTATACTAAGTTTTTCGTAGAGTTCTTTTGTCATCTTTGCCATATTTTTTACTCCTTTCTTGGGTTAGAATCATACAATTTTTCAACATAAAAAATCCCTTTCTTGATCTTAAAATCATCATTTCATGCCAATTCTAACCAATATGAGTTTTTTAATCCTCTTGCTGTTTTTATCGTCCCATTACAGATTTTAAATTTTACACCTAATAACATTGCTGTATTTCCATTTATCTCATATCCTTTACTCTTTAAGTGATGTAAAAATTTATTCATCTTTATTCTCCTTATATTTTCTTAAAATAGTTTCAATTTTATCCGCAAATTTAGATGTTGTAAGTGTCGGTGTACCATTTAATGCGTTCATAACTATCTGAATTTCTTTTTCTGTTAACATGATTACCTCAATTTTCAGCATAAAACTCTTGTTTCATTTGCATTATATTGCTTCTAAAAATTCATCTTAAATTAATCATCACTCAACCACCTCATATCCTTTCAATTCCAACAACCCTATCAATCCTTTCAATTTTACAAACGCCGGAGTGTATTCTTTTGTCCGATCACAATAACCAAACCATTTACCATTTGTATCTTGCTGAATACGGTAAATATTTCCATTAGTTTTATTTACTGCTTCCATTGCATTACTCCCTTCCGTGATATCGAGGTATCAAACCTCAGCATCACAAATTGCGTAAGCCTTATCGATAAGTTCATCTCCGTCTACTACTTTCATGAACATGTTTTCCTGATAGTATTCGCTTCCTCTGGACGGTTTTCTATGTGTAGAAAAATCAGAAACAGCATTCACAAATCTGTAAGCAGATGGTTCCAGCACCTGCAGATCCGGAGCATTAAGATATCTCATCATGAGTTCGTTTCGCATTTCCTGAATGTTTGCTACCTTACGATCTCCATCTTTTTCGTTGATAGGAAGTAACATCTTAACAAACTTATGTACCTTATCAACATCAAGCTTTTTCATCTTCATCTTTCCGAATTCTATTTCTAAAGCTTCAAGATAATGTTCAGTGTTCATGAGCGTATATTTTGCCTCTACAAGCTTCTCATCAATGCGTCCGGTATGTTTGCATACCCACTGTCTTTCAGCTTCTTTAAGGGCCAGATTGAGTGTATTTTGGCACCATACACGTACCGGTGTGATGGCTACTCTGACTGATCCTTTTCCATCATGGCTGTTCGTAAACACTAAGAACGGATCAATCTTTTCATCAGTAATCATTCTGCCTTCCAGTCTTGCAAGCATCCACACTTTCTTGCCGCTCTGAAGAGCACCTGCAGTCTCATATGTCACTCCTTCGCCAAGAAGCTCATCTGTAAAGGCAAATGCTTCTTCGTTTTATACAATCTTATAACGCTCGGTAACAATACCTAGCGTTTTATTATCAATATCTCTTACATTTGCCTTATAACCAGGAATCTTTAATCCTGTGGCCTCAGAAATAATATCTGTCGGAACTACATTCCAGTCCAGACCTGCTAATCTAATTGCGTCTCTTGATGTAACTGCTCCGGCAATTCCCTTGCCAAGTCCGTCCCATGGAGTTCTTCTTGCATCAAACATCGTTTCTACATGTGTAAGGTTATTTGTTCTTCTCTCGATTGTATTGTTCATCATAATATACATCTCCTTTTGTTTAATTAAATTTTTATTCTGTTTTATTTACTTTACTCACCGGCCACTCTTTTAGTAATATCAAAATCTCTTCCGTCCTTCTTACCGGCTTCATAATCTGATTTTGATACTTTTGCTGCTTGCTTAGACTGAAATGTAGTTGTCCTTGCTCCAAGCTCAGACATTCTTTGTTTTACTTCTGGAGGCGTAGATAATACTAAGCCCCAATTTGCTTCTGACTGTGCAGCTGCTCTTTTTTGTTCTTCAAACGCTTCATCAAGTCCTTTAATGAAACCATAAGCATATCCATTGCACATGGATGTAATCAGTTCGTTTGTATAATTAAATAGCTTACCTTTTTGTTTTCTCTTTTTAATTTCTGATTGAATACAATCAGTTGCATATTTGAATGCAATCATACAAATTTCAACGTCTTCATTTAACCCACAAAAATATAATTTATACGTTTGTTTACCTTTTTCTCTACGAGAAAAACTTTCACAGCAGTAATTCTTACTAATAACTTTAGACAATCTCAGTACCCAGGGATCTCTTCTAGTCGAATAAGTAATTCCAGCTGAATGTTCATGCGCCTTTCTTTTTTCTTTGTCTTCGACCTCTGCCATAGAAATTTTGTGTTCCGCCATAAGCCGTTGCGCTTTTGCAAGAGCCGACTGAGCCTCATGTTCATTCGGACTTTTACTTAATGATAAAAGTTTCTTGATTTTCTCTTTGTAATCTACCATTTTACATTTCTCCTCTCTCGTTCAGATACAGAATTTTTTGTAACTCTTCATGCGTAATTCCATACTGTTGTTCCAGAAGCTCTTTCCAGTCTTCAAAAGTATCAACTCGTGGATCCTTGCAGTATTTATATCCGGCGTTGATTACATCTTCTGCGATTTTCTTGAGACGTTTCGGTTCAATTCCCTCAGTCCAAAGTGGGCACTCAAGCTTTACATATGTAAGGATTTCGATTGGCTGTGCGATATTGCTAATCATTAAAGCTGCATTTGCAATTTTATTTACATTCTCTTCCGGCTCGGTATTATATTTATTGCATAAGGAGATAACATCTCTCTTATTACTCCATCCGATCTGCATTAAGAATGTGACGGCAGTATTAAATTCTAAGTCTCCCGTAATTGTTCTTACCTCATCAAGTTTCTGTTTTACTTCCTTATAATTATTTAATGCTGACATTTCTTATCCCTCACTTTTCTTTATTTTCTTCTCGCTTCACAGATTGACAAAGCGTCTTCATATGTTTTGATATCATAATGTCCACCATTCAGTGATTGTGTAGATTCATTCCAAGTAGTCCATACAACCCATGGTCCACCACCTATAGATGCCTTAATTGCTGAATAATTCTTATGTTTTGCAATTACCATATACAGGTATGAGTCCATTGGATCTTTATAACGGATTACATCCTGAAGATCATATCTGTCATCCAGATGTTCTTTGAAATATTCTTTTACATTATTCCATACAGAAATAGGTACTGTTGCACTCATATTATTCTCCTTTCTTATTCTATATAACATCCTTTCGTTTTCTCTTTTGGTCGTCCGTACACTGATTCATATAAATATTCTACCAGCCCAGGTGTTACTCCATGGTATTCACATAACTCTTTAAATACTTCATGTGATTCCATTTTATCGACTTCTTTGATGAAATCGTCTGTTATTTTTTCTGTTTTTGTATGAACAGGGTTGGGATATATAGGACTACATATTTCTTCCATGTCACGATATACGTTTTCATCATATTTCTGTTTATCTTGCTCGTCCTGAATATCATTTAAATTAAATTGAACAACATTACACATGTGCCATTCTTCACCGGTATCTACACATGAATCACCTTCATTTACTTCAAACACATCATCATTTGTTATATCTATATCAAAATCATTTGCCGTCTGAGCTGCTGAATCTAACATTTGGTTTCTACATTCTTCAAATGTTCCAATTTTCTCAATGCAAAAACCAACGCCATCATAAGCATGATGAAAAATGCATAGAAAATCTCCATCAGATACTTGAATTTCGAAGACTTCAAATACTAAGAAATGTTCATTTCCATAAGAATAATCTATACGCATTCTACGATTTTTGGGAAAACTTATATCCATAACATATTTAATTTCTCTATCCGCACCATATTTATCATCTTTAATATCATTCGCAATATAATCTATGACAGATTGGTGAGCTTCAGAAAGACTCTTAAAGAATTCAAAGCATGGACGTCTGTAATCTTCATCATTAAGACTACATAATAAAAATACTTTCATATCTTCCTCCTGTTTGTTTAATTAAATTTTATAGTGTTCCATCAAGAACTCTGCATAAGCAGTTACTTTATCCTTATCACCACAATAGAATCCGGTAGTAAACTTCTCGATAAGCTTATCTCTAATATCCCCGTGAGTCTCCCAACCATCATCTAAATAATCACGATAATCACGATCCATAACCTCTAACATAGATTTGTCATCTATTCTCGCTTCGAATTTTATATTGCGAATATCTTCCGGCAGATCATCCGGCAAGCGTAAGCGCGCAGCGTCAGCGGAGTTAGGAGCGGAAGCGACGACATCTGGAGCGCCAGCGACCTCTACGAGCGATCCGGCTACCAGACCATCCAAGCGGTCACGATGGTGGTCACGGTACCGGTCGGTACTATTATTATTATTAT